GTACTCGGAACTTAGTCGTAGATACGGTTATGACGTTTCAGTAATTAGTCGTGAGTGGGTATCTAAGGGATTAGATTGTACTAAATCCGAAGCTGAAATCTGTCAATGGATTCGTACGAACATCATTGACGCATTACGAAATACTAATGTGAAAGACCAGATTGAAAAAGAAAAGCTAGCAAAGATAATGGCTGAACGCGAGTTAACTGAAATTGAGTTAGCAGAGAAGCGAGAAACTATTATCAGTACTAACTATGTTGAACAAGTACTAACTGCTTATCTATTTCAGATTAAAAATACGATTCGTAGTATCCCTAATAAAGTATATCTTGAGTTGTTTGCTATGGAAGACGCAAAAGATGTACGTGATAAATTGCGTGAAGTAATAGACCAACAATTATATGACTTGGGCGAAATGGAATTCACCCTACCGGAAGATATGGAAATCTTAGATGAACTACAACCAGAAAAAACTAACGACGATATTACAGAAAGCAGCGAAGACGATACAGCCACCGAAGATCCAGAAAACAAGTGATTGGTTAAAATCTCCAGAAGCTCCAGTACGCTGGGTAGATGGTCCAATGATGGGGCTTCCTTGGGTTCCATTTAACTTTCAGTGTGAACCCATAGATGTTGCTCAGCTCAGAACCAGTAACCGGATCGTTTTGCAAAGTTGTAGTCAGCTTTTAAAGACCACAGTACTTCAATCAATCGCATTTGGAATAATGGCAAACGATCCAACTAACTTTGCTTTTGCTTCAAGTTCTGGTGATGAAATCAAGAAGTTTAAAAATGGTAAGTTCATGCCAGCCGTTGAAGGTTCAGAAATCCTCAGTCGTTTGATTACTGATAAAGCCGATAAAAACGCAGCGAACAATGCCAAACAATCAGAGATGATTAACGGTACTTTTATCTACTGGATGAACCTTAATACACCAGGAAACTTACGTGGTATCACATGCCGTACAGTATTACTTGATGAAGTAAGTAACGTTGAAATTACGGATGAAGGGAACCCAATTAAGTTAGCAGAAGCACGTACAAGTACATTTGGCGATGACGCATTAACAGTAGTTTCCAGTACTCCACTATTTCCCAATGACTTAATAAATGCCGAATACAACCTAAGTGATAAAAGACGTTTTCATGTTACTCACACATGCGGTCATGAATATGTATTTGAATGGGAACAGGTACGTTTTGAGTTTAAACAACTTGAGAACGGGCGGGCCATACCAGACAGTACCACTACGCGTCTTGAATGCCCTCACTGTAAGGAAACAATCAGCGAGCATACACGCCACCAAATGGTATCTGTTGGACGTTGGATAGCAACAAATCCACAGGGTGAACCGGGTGTAGTTGGTTTTCAGATCAGCCGTATGTATTCACCCTTGAACACCATTACGGAAATGGTAGCGAAGTACGCAGAAGCACTCTACACATTCAATCTACAAACATTCTATAACAATGAACTTGGTGAAGTGTACGAAAATGAATATGAAAAAGAACTTGATGTACTACGACTAGAAACCCTACGTACTGATGAAATTAATATTCATAACATCCCGGACCAAGCACTAGGAATTGTTATTGGTGTTGACCAGCAATTAGACAGGCTTGAAGCAACAACATTAGCTTTTGATGAAAAGAACATTTGGGTACTTGATCATTCATTCCACTATGGAACGGACTGTACAAAGATTGAATCTGAAGCCTATAAAAAACTTGATACCTTCTGCCGTCAACAATTTAAAAGTACTGAAGGGCGTAACATACCAACACTAGCAGTATTCATTGATAGTGGTAATGGTAACGCAACAGATACAGTTAAGAAGTTTACGTCACGCTGGAGTAAGTACCATCCAATTAAAGGATCAAGTTCTACTACTAGCCCATTATTTAAGAAATCAACTGAAGCAGGTTATCCACTTCAGATACTCAACGTTCATGAACAGAAGCTAACCTTGCGTAAGTGGGTGAACTTAGCAATCAGTGATGAACCAGAATCAGCCACCATGATGTTACATTTCAGTAGTTCGCTTCCTCATGACTACTTTGAACAATTAAGCTCTGAAGTACTAAAACCATCTGGTAGTAAATTAGTATGGAAACTGAAACCCAGTCAGAAGCGTAATGAAGCATTGGACTGTTTAGTATATTCAACCATAGCAATTCAATACGTACTAAGTAGGTTGGGAACTAATCAGCCATTACGTAAACTACGTGAACATAGAGCAACTATAAAAGATAAATACAAAGATGAAACTACAAAGGAAGTAGTAGAACAACCCCAAAAACCACAACCAGCGAAACGACCAAATAGAAGACAAACTAAAGGGGGTTCATGGTTTGGTAGCAAATAAGGAAATAATATGGCAACCAGACTTTTACCAGAAAAGTTATATATACCATCAGTACCGTATACGGGTACTGTAGTAGTTCCTGCTTATTCAATTCTATTCATCTGTAGTATTAATACAGGTGAATCACAAAAACTTGATAATACTACTTCAGATACAGATGTTAGTTTTTCATTCAATATCGTTCAGACGGTAGCGAGTGATAAACTGTTCTGTACTCTTGTGACATATAAAGACGGTATCAGTACTGATACCTTAATGTTTACTACTGAAGTAATTGACGCAAGCAAGAATACTCAAGAATACTCAGAACTTTTAGCAATGATTAAAGAAATTGATGAAGTCATTCGCGTTAAAGTACAGGGCGGTGGTGTCTACAGTACAACAATAAATAATAAAACATTGGTTAGCGAAAACTTATCCGCACTTGAAAACCTACGAATTCGTTACATCAAACGAGCTAATGCCCTTTGGTCAATTATGAATGACCAGCCAGCAAACGGTAATGGGCGTCCTATCAAGTCAGTAACATTACTTCGTGATCCAAACTATCCAAATAGATGGGGTACACGATAATGTTCAACATGTTTAGAAAGAAACAGCAACCGCCAGTAGAGAAGCCAACGAAACAAGCCGCCAAGATTCCAAAGAAATCAAGCCTACAGCGTGAACTACAAACTATTCGTACTGGTAACAATTCAAGTAGTGGTGTAATTAATTTTGGTTTTACCGCTGGTACATCCAATAACAATATTAATAACATTCTTCGCTGGTTCCTTGCTGATTTTCGTAACACAAGCCGCGAAGCAAGTATTCATAATCCAATAGCTCGTAAGTACATGAATCTTTCAGTAGATGGTGTAGTAGGTTCGATTGGTGTCTATGTGAAACCCGATGTACAGATTGAAAGACTATCTTCAGATGAACTACATAAAATAAATCAACGACTAGAAAAACTATGGGATCGTTGGGCATATGACTCTAATAAGTTCAGTATAGATGGTCAAATCGGTCTTGATACATTCCTTCAGGTACTTGAAAAAATCCGTGTAACTGATGGAGAAGCGTTTGTACGTATTCATACTATTAACGGTACGGTAAAAATTGAAGTACTAGAGGCCAGTCGATTAACTCAATTAAATAACCAATGGCTTAATAATGGTAATTATATTTCAAATGGTATTGAGTTTGACAAATATCACAAACCAGTGAATTACTATTTCTGTCAGTACAACCCAACTACCTATACATATGATCCGACAAGTTACGACATTATTCCAGCCGATGAAATTTGCCACTATATGGTTACAGATTTTCAAGGACAGGAAAGGGGATTACCGGATTTAGTCAGTACTAATAAAACTCTTGAAGATTTAAAGAACTTCACAGAAGCCGCTTTAGTGGCAAAACGTGTTGCCGCTTCAAGTATGGCATTTATTACTAACAACAATCCAGAATCAGAAAACGTTGAACTAACAGCGGGTGAAACTGATGAAGCCGCTAAATACTATGAGTACTTAGAAGCCGGTGCAATCTATGAACTATCTCAGAACCAAGATGTGAAATCGGTAAACCCACAAGCTGGTGTTGACCATATCGCAGAATTCACCAATGAGTTAATGAAACAAATTTCAATGGGCTTAAACGTTACTCAACAATCACTACTTGGTGATACGGGTAATGCTTCTTTTAGTGCTGCCAAATTAGCAGAACGTTTACAGGCAACAACCTTTGGTACTCGTACAAATCTATTAATTAATAAAGTACTTAAGAAGATTTATATAACTTGGTTAAAAAACGAAATGGTGCAAAATCAGAATCTTGGACTTTCTTTCGCTGATTTTGATGATTTGATTTGTGCCCGATACATTCCACAGAAACCAATTAGCCTTGATCCATTGAAGGACATTCAGGCAAGTGTAGCTTTACTTGATGCGGGACTAGTAAGTAAGACTCAGGTTATCAGTGAAATGGGTGGTGATGCCCGTCTTGTATTTGAAGACATAGAAAAAGAAAGAAACTCAGTACAAGGAAGTACTGAAAATAACAAGGATGAACCAGATAATGAAAGTGAAACAGATTCACCAGACGCGAGAGATTAGCGTTGGTGATATTGACATCGATAAACGTACTATTGAAATTGCCTTCGTAAGTGAAACCCCCGTAAGTCGTGTAATTGATGATCAAGTATTTTATGAAATCCTATTATGTAATCCAGAGAATGTGAACTTATCACGCCTTAATAACGGGCGTGGTGGTCCAGTACTCTTTAACCACGACAGGGATAAACTACTTGGTAAAGTTATTAATGCCAGAATGGACGCGGATAAAGTAGGTAGAGCAACAATTCAACTCAGTGCCGCAGGACTTGGTAATACAATGTTCCAGATGGCAGGGGAAGGAATTCTAAATTCAGTAAGTATTGGTTATAACATTTACGATTACTACATGGACGGTAATAACATCATTGTTACTAGTTATGAAATTTATGAAGTTTCATTAGTGACAGTGCCAGCCGACGATACTGTTGGAGTTGGACGTAGTGATGATTTTGAATATCAGTTAGAAACCGCGAATCAGAAAGAACTAAATACTTCAGATGAAACAAACTCTGAAGGAACAGAAATGGAAAACGCACAAACTGAAACTGATGAAGTACGCGAAGAAAACGATATTAAAGAAACACCAGAAGTAGTCAATGATGATGCTGGTGCTGTAGAAAATAACGAAAGCTCTGATGTAATTTATTCAGAAACACTAAATAGTAATGAAGAAATCGAAAGTCGTGAGATGGACGATGAAGAAACTGAAACCACAACTAACGATGAAACTACTGAAGAAGTAGCAGAAGAAGAACGTAAACGCGAGTTAACCGCTATCGGTTCAGTACTAAATATTGATGTATCGGAAGCAATTGAAAAAGGAATTTCAATTACCGATTTCAAACGTCAATTAAATAATAAAAAACCTAACGTTAAGGATAACAAAACAATGACTAAATCAGTTATTAACGGCCTAATTCGCTCAGCGGCTGCTGGTGAAGAATTCAAAGGCGACCGTGTACAAGTTCCAGCAAATGAACTTGTACGCCAAACTTCTACCGCTCCTGCAACTGGTGGCTCACTAGTTAAAGAAGTTTATACCGATTCTTATATTGATGTTCTACGTGCTAATTCAATTTTCGCACAACTACCTATTCAAGTATTTTCTGGTCTAGAAGGTGAAGGTAATCTAGTACTGCCTAAGTTATCTAGTGACTTTACTCAAATGTTCACAATGATTGCTGAAGGTGCGGATTCTCCGCTTGTTGATGCTTCTTTTGAACGTCTAGTACTTAAGCCTCAGACCTTTAGTGGTTCAGTACCAATCACCCGTACTCTAATCAAATCTGCTGATACCGCAGAACGTTACGTACAGGATGCTATGGTTCGCGGTGCTGGTCTAAAACTAGAGAAATTGATCCTAGATCAAATCGTTGCTGCTGCACCAAACGAAACCCTAACCGCTGCTCCTACTCAGGCAGACATTCAAAACGCACTAGCAGTACTAGCGTCTCAGAACGTTCGTCTAGATAGCGTTGTTGCTGTTGTTCACCCAACTACCGCCGCTGCTCTACGTAGTACTTTAGTAGGTGCTAACACCGCTGCTAAGTACATGATCGAAGGCTTCCGCTTTGAAGCATGGCTATGTGACTCAGTGAAGGTTATCGAATCTACTCAAGTTGCTGCTGGTCAAATCGTACTTGGTGACTTCTCTGAAGTAATTCTTGCTTCATGGGGCGGTCTAGCAGTTGATCGTGATGATACTACCCTACGTGCTTCACAAGGCATCGTACTACGTACCTTCGCTTATATCGATCACGCAGTAGCACACGAAGAAGCATTCTACGTAGTTAAACTAGCTTAAGGAATTAATATGCGTTCATTTGACCAATTACAGGTGAACGTCTTTCTTAATGCCTTTGGTGAACCAATGACCTTAACCAGTGGACAGAAACTTACTGTTATCTTTGAACAAGAAACAGTAGGTATTGATACAGATAGTGGAATTGTGGAAACACAGGAGCATTACTTTACTACTGCCACTGGTAAGGCCGATTATTCAGATACTTTTATCTACCGTAATACTCTTCAAGAAATTTATAACATTGTTGATGACCTATCAGGCATGAGCAACTACTACTTCAGGAATCACGAATGATTTTATTTAAATTAAAAAATCTTATCGTAGATTCCTTTTCTTCTTTGGGCCTTACGGTAATTTCACCAAAAACAATTAACTCAGACGCTTTACCATATATACTTTATTTGACTAACTGTTATGAAAATAACACAGCATTACCGATGGGCCGTAACACTACTAGCGAATTTACATTTGATGTTGTTTGTACTAGTAAGTCAGTTACTGATAATCAAACAGTAATGCAAACGGTATACGATTACATTACTTCAGAACAATTTATTTTGGATGCTAATGTTATTCCAGTACGGATTAGTACTGTAACCAATACTCAAACTCAAGACGATTTTGATCCTACTAATGGACTAAATACAATTGTAATAAGCATGAGCGTAAATTACATAAAATTAGCGAGGTAATCCAATGAGTGGTATTTTCATTGGGAACGCTACCAAGATATTCTATAACACGGACGCCGGAAATAACATTCCAAATGCTCCAACATACGTTAACATTGATGAACTTGCGGCCTTTCCTGAAGTAAAAATACAAAGCAGCGTAAATCAATACGATACATACAATGATGAATATGTAGGTATCATTGCTGCTAATAAATCAATTCAATCAGTAAACATAGTAGTGAACTATGTACCAGACAATGTAACACATGTTTTTCTTGATTCCATGTTTACTAGTCAGAGGAAATTTCAAATAAAAGTTTCACTATATGAATCATTGACAAGTGTTATACAACATTATGCCATTATTTCTGGATATGTTAATAGTGCCACACTCTCAGGTGATCAAAATTCAGTAGTGAAGAAAACATACGTATTCACGGCAGAAGACGTAATATCCAGAGGGACAGCAACAGAAATGGTAAATTTAAAAATTGGTGATTATGGTGTAGGTGCCGATGGTGTTGATATTCCACAATTCGAATCATCTACACCTTCAGGTAACAGCTTTCTTAAAGTACCTTCATCACAAGCACTAAACCCAACAGGTACCGATTTACTTGGTATTGCCAATGTTGACAATGGTAATACCACTAAATTAGTAATGACAGAATCTGGTATTTTCAGTTTATACGGTAAAAATCAATCAAGTTCATGGACTCAGATACTAACTAAACCACAATCAGATTCAACTTATGTACCAATGAACCGTACTGTAAATGGTAAAGCGTTAAGTACTAACATTACTTTGACTCCGGGCGATGTATCAGCCTTAGCACTAATTGGTGGTACATTAACAGGCAATCTTACCGGTACAACAGCTACATTTTCTGGTGGTGTCAGCACTGGCAATCTAAGAGCGGGTACTATTACTGGTACAGCCGGTACTTTCACAGGGGCAATACAGGCAGACTCAGCAAGCATTACAGGTGCTCTAACAGTCAACAGTATTACCCTACAGAATGCGACCATTCAGAACAAAGCAACTACCAAAGACCTTGAAGTAACAGGTTCTACAATCGCAGATGTAATGACCTTAAGCGGTACTTTGACCGGTACTACTGCTTCCTTTAGTGGTGCTGTAAGTACTGGCAATCTAAGAGCGGGTGCAATTACTGGTACAACAGCTACATTTACAGATGCGTTATCCGGTACTACTGGAACATTCACAGGGGCAGTCCAGGCAGATTCATTAACACTTACACAACATCTTAGTGTGGGCAATGGCGGTACTGGTTCAGGTACTCCAGAAGCTGCACGTACTGCCTTAAGTGCTGCTAAAACTGGCATTAACTCTGACATTACACAACTGACTGGTATTTCATCCGGTCTATCTATCAGGGGTATGAAATTAGAAGAAGGCACAGAAGGTAATGGTATAACCATTGAATCGAGTGATCCAGTAGGGTCGAGCTTTGGGATTGCCAATATTGGTGGCGGTGCAGCAGTTTTTCATAACTATGTAAAACCCGCTAATGGTGCTGGTCAACCTGGCGATTCTTTGATTGGTGGATATGGCTCACGACCTTGGACAGGTACTACATATACAGCCCATTCAAATACGGCAATTCATTTTATGATGGATGGACAGGCATCTACTACTAATCACGGTGGCTGGACTAGAATCATGACTTGCCCTAAAAATGCTACTCAAGATTCACGTAGACAAACATTTGCCACTTCTAATAATGGTGATTTGTGGGTTGGTTCTGATGTACCGATGGGTACTAACGCAATGGCACATCCTTCATTTGGTGGTGATAATAACCAAGGTTGGGACGGCAGAGGAATGAAACAAGTTGTCGGACCTTATAATGATATTAACTTCCTAACACCCGGCAATGGTAACACCTCACCAAGCATAACCATCAGGGGTACTCCATTTGGTGGATATGCTGGTAGTACTAAAACTGCTACACCTGGTAATAGTGCTATGTGGGTTGGTCTAGATGGTCATAACGGTACTAACTTTGTGTCAGTTGCTGCTTCAGTGCGTTTTGTTCCTTCAAGTGGTCAAACCTGGTCTCCAACAAATACCGGTGCTGGTATCATTTTCTCAACAACTGCCGTTGGTTCAACAACAAGGGCTGATAGATGGTCAATTAGTGGTGATGGTCAATTCTTACCTCTTACTGATGGTTTTCAGTCTATTGGTAATCCAAGTCTAAGGCTTAGTGCGGTTTATGCCGTTAATGGTTCTATTCAAACTTCTGACGCAAGACTAAAAACCGAAATTAGACAATTCAATGAACAGGAAATCTTAGCCTCTAAATTGATTGCTAAAGAAATAGGCTTCTTCTCTTGGTTAGGGAAACAAATAGAAGAAGGTGATTCAGCAAGAGAACATGTTGGTTTTACAGTACAAAGAGCAATTGAAATCATGGAATCTTGTAATTTAGATCCCATGAATTACGGCTTTATATGCTATGACGCTTGGAAAGAAAGACAGGAAGTAGATTACTATGAAAATGATACTGATACGCCAGTGTACAAAACAATCCCTGCGGGGGATCGTTATTCTTTCAGATATGATCAATTGAATTTATTCATTTCTAAAGGTTTTGAAGCAAGGCTTTCTGCATTAGAATTATCTTTATAGTAAATACTTATACCATCAACTAACCTCTTTGAATTTAATCTTTATCATAACATCACTAATAAATAGTACTAGTGATGTTATT